ATCGAGGATATGACAGATGAACAAAAAGTATTACTTAACCACATTAATGACTTACAGAATAAGATGAACTCTATGCAGTTTAACTTAGATCAGTTGAATGTTGGTAAGGATGCGTTCATAAGTAAACTTCGAGAAGCTCTTGAAGAAAAACCTGAAGCAGAGGAATCTGAAGAGTAGGTTATGATTATAAGGAAGTGTAGTCAAGGTCATCGAATTAGGTTACATCGTAACACGACTCCTAATGCTGTACGTACTAAAACGTATGCTGATGGGACTGTCGAGACTTTGACTTACCCTTCTAGTGGCTATGATTACTTTGTTGAGATTGATGGTGAGGTTGTAAAGCGTTCTGATAGTTTTAAAAATATAGAGGAATACTACGTATCTAAATGTGAAGATAATTGCGAATATAGTCACGGAAGAATAATAGTAGGTAAACATCAAATAATAGGTGGTATTGCTACGTTACAATCTGAGTTTCCTGATGAATCAAATACTAAAGCAGAAATAAAAGCGTGGTACGATATGAGAAGTATTACGTATAGTGATAGCGAAACTAAAGCAGAATTGTTATCAAGAATTGTAGAAAACTTTGGTGCAAAACATATAAAGAAATGACATTAGCAGAAATATATAGCAAACAAAATAATCTTGAAAAAAAAGAAGAACAACCTTCTTCTAAAAAAGAATTGGTTATACATATGCCAGAAGTAGCAATGCTTATTAAACATTTAGATTTATTATATACTAAAATGTTAATGCAAGATGAAAACAAAGAAGTTAGTTGGTTTAATAATGGACAAGGAATTAAACAATCAGAAAGTGTTAATTAAATGAAAAATCCTTTAGCAACATTTTATTCATGGCAAGTTAGTTCAGGAGCATTAGATGGGTGGACATCCTATCATTTAGCAGCTGGATTATTTATAGCAAAAGTAGCACAATGGTTAGGTGCATCAGATTTATGGGCGGTCTTATGGGTACTTATAATAGGTATTGCGTGGGAAATATTTGAAGTGTACGTTGAAGGTACAGAAGAAACATATGGTACAAAACAAAGATGGGCAATTAATACTGCATCAGATATATTTGTTGAAGTAGCAGCTGCTTGGTGGATGGTATTGTGAAAAAAGATTATTCAGACATAATGAAAATAATAATTTTTATGGGATTGTTTTTTTTACTCTTTATATTTATGGCTTGTGATAGTGGATGGTCAATAGCTGGATATGAGGTATGAGTGATGAGAAAACGTACAGGTCGGTCGGTATGGCAAAGATTGATGATAACTTTCGTATCAGTCTTAACATTAAGTGGCTTGGTCAAATTATTGTCGGAGTTAGTATTATTGTCATGGGATACTTACGTATTGAAAACAGAATTGGCGAACTTGAACGAAGAGTTGAACTTGCTGATACCAACATTGAAGACCTTGTAAGTAAGCACATAGAAGAAGAAGATAAAAAAATAACACAAATGCAAGAACAATTAGAATGGTATCAAACAGAATTAAATTTAAACCCTTTAAGTTGGGGAAAGAAAAAAAGGAAAAGAAAGTAATCTTAACTGAAGATGACTTTAATCATAACTATTTTATTAACAGGGAACTACGAAGAGTCCGATGAAAAAAATCCCATATTATTGCATATTTTGTAATAAACCAAAAGGGGAAATATATCTTGGAGTCTGCGAAAAGTGTATTAAACAAGAAAAAGAATAATAATGAACTTCATGGAGATTTACAGCGAAGCGGGTATGATAGGTGTCGTAGGGGCTTTATTAGTGTACTTAGTATACTCAATGAGCAAAAGAGGAAACGAGCAAGCCAACGCAATAGAAGAACTAAAGATAGAAAACAAGGGACAGAGTGAAACACTTGAAAATATGGAAGGTATGGTTATAAAATTAATAGATAGATGGAATAAGTCTGATGAAAAATTAGATAGAAAATTTGATGACTTAACCAAAGAAATAAACGACTTAGATAATCAGGTATCTGAAATCAAAGGAGTTATAAGCAGATTAAACGGAAAACACTAATGAAATTAAATACAAATATATCAATAGAAAACATTATAACAATCATTGCTTTAATTTGTTCTGTAACATTAGCATTTGGATTTATGAAATATGATGTTGATTTATTAAAAGAAGAATTAGAATTAAAAGCAGATAAGAGAGAAGTAATTGCCGATAGGGAACTTATTGCTTATAAACTTGATGTAATTATGCAAGATATTGCAGAAATAAAAGAAACACTAAAGGAGAATAAATAATGGAATGGTTATCGTTAAGTAACGCAGCATATTTGGCTGCTATTTTAATTGGTGGTTACATGAGTGTAGTTGCTGTAAAGTGGAGACCTATCTTAAAAGAATTTAAAGAAGTAGCTGAAAGATATAATGAAGCTATGAAAGATGGTAAACTTAGTGCAAAAGAAAAGCAAGAGATTGCAAAAGAATGTATGGACATCTTATCTGTAGCAATTAGAATGGTATGGGGTAAATAATGCCTTCACAAAAAGCTAAGAAAGAAAAGAAAAAAGAAGAACCTGTAATCGAAGTTGATGAAACAATGATACTTGTTTTAGATAAACTAAGTGAACTAGAAGAAAGACTACAAAAAGTAGAAAGTCGAATGGGATTATAATGGCTCGTAAACAAGGTAATATGCCTGCTAAAAATAAAAAGAACTTTCGGTCCACTAAATCTGGAGCTGGAATGACACGAGCAGGTGTAGCAGCTTATAGACGAATGAACCCAGGTTCTAAGTTAAAGACAGCAGTAACTGGTAAAGTAAAAGCTGGTAGTAAGTCAGCAAAACGAAGAAGTAGTTATTGCAGTAGGTCAGCAGGTCAAATGAAAATGCATAACATTAGTTGTTCAAAAACTCCTGATAAAAGGATTTGTGCAGCTAGAAGAAGATGGAAGTGTTAATATGTCAAAAAAAGATGCGTGTTATTTTAAAGTAAAAGCAAGATACAAAGTATGGCCTTCAGCATATGCTTCAGGAGCATTGAGTAAATGCAGAAAAGTTGGAGCAGCTAATTGGGGTAACTCTAGTAAAAAAGGTAAAAAGTGATGAATAAAAAAGTAAAAGCACCAAAAGGTTATCATTGGATGAAATCTGGTAGAGGTGTAAAATTAATGAAAAATCCAAGAGGTGGATACAAAGCACATAAAGGTGCTAGTCTTACTGCTTCATTTAAAGTACAAATGATTCCTCATAGAAAAAAGAAGTAATGGCTAAAGAAGGATTAAGAAAATGGTTTTCTCGCAATCAAGGTAAAGGTTGGGTAGATTGTAAAACTGGAAAACCATGCGGAAGACGTAAAGGTGAAAAACGAAAATCATACCCAGCTTGTAGACCTACAATGGCTCAATGTACATCTGCAATGAAAAAGAAAACGAGCAGTAAACGAATAAGTTGGAAATAGGAATATATTATGAAAAAAGGTAAAAAAAGTAAACGATGTGGATTTGGAAAAGTTTATGATATGAAAACAAAAGCGTGTCGTAAATTAACTAGTGCAGAAAAAGAAAGAATGTCAAAAGCAGGTATTAAAGGTTATGTAGCAGGTGGAGCTGCCGGTGCAAAAGCAACTAAATCAGGTTTAGGAGCAATTGGAGCAGGATTAGTAGGTGCTTATGGAAATAGAGCTATGGCTAAGAAAAAAATAAGTAAAGGAAAATAATGTCTGACGTTATAGGATTAGCAGATGTATCTAGTAAAGATACAGGTCGTGGTAGTTCTTTAAAGACTGGTGGAATGCGCAGAACATATAATAAAAGGAAAAAAAAGATGCCAAGTGCAGAAAAATGTAAAATGGGATGGAAAAAGATGGGATACAAAAGCATGAGTGATTGTATGTCATATGGTAAGAAAAAAGTTGGTGACTTAGATAAAGATGGGAAGATGTCTTCTTATGAAAGTAAAAGGTCAGCAGCTATACAAAAAGCAATGAAAGGAAGAAAGTAATGCCAAGTAAAGCAAAGTGCAAAGTAGGTTGGAAAGCTATGGGTTATAAATCTATGTCCGATTGTGCAAGTTATGGTAAAAAGAAAATGACTCAAAAACCAGATACTAGTGTTAAAGAAGAAGGTGCTAAAAGAGGAAAAGATAGAGCTATAGCTGCTAACTCAAGAATGAAAAAAAGATTAGCTAAAAACAGAAGTTCATATTAATGAAAATAGATATAGACTTATTTGCAGACGATACAGGCTTTGGTGACACAGTCGGTAGAGCAATCAATGTAGTTACTAGAGGAAAAATAAAGGAGTGTGGAGGATGCAAGAAAAGAAAAGCGTTACTAAACAGGATGATACCTTACAGGAAATAGCAAGAGGTGGAGGTCGCATATCTGGAAAAGAAGGCGGTCTTAGATTAGATGTTTTTAAACATGATGAAATAGCATATGTTAATGGTACAGACTTTAGTGAAGAAGATTGTGCTGTTTGCGAACTTCCTGAAAATGCTCAAAGATATATAGTAGAAGATATAGAATACGAAGACTCTAGAGGCAGATAGTGCCTAAACAAACTTTTAAAATAGAAAGTTTTCATGGAGGACTTAATAGTAATTCTGACCCTAGAGATATAAGAGATGATGAATCTGCTTCTTTAAAAGATGTTGCAATAGATTCTGTTGGCAAAATAAAGACACTAGGTAGTGTAGACAGTGGAGTTAATGATTCTAATACAGTTGCTATTATTAAAAATAGAGGTTTGTTTACTATGTCTAGCGATAGACAATTAGATGGAGGAGTTGCAGATGAAACACTTATATTTTTATATGATGATGGTGGAGACAGTATAGATGTAAAAGATAGTGAAGGGTGGGATACTGCTAAAATAAATATGGGTGGTAATACAATTCCAATTTATTATACTGCTGATGGAGTTGTAAGAGTTTCTGATATAGCTTTAGTACAAAATAGTCAATGGTTTGGATATATATCTGGTCAAAAATTTAATGGATTAAATGCAATATCTCATCCAACTGATGCTGATATTGGATGGTATAACGTAGAACAATCACTAACAACTCCAACATCAGGTCATTGTTTAATATCGACTCCAATTGTAGGAACTGATAGCGATGGAATATTTTCTGACAACGCTGAGTATAAAGGCAATGTTATAAATGATGGTGGAAGTGGCGATGTAGTAGACCATAGCGCAGTTAATCTTAGAGTTGGCGTTCAATTTAATGAAATAATAGCTCAAACTCATTTAGATATTGATTCATACTTAAGAGTAACTAATCCTTTAGGAAACTCTACTGATATATATCCTTGTATGGGTTTAAATACTACTAAAATAGTAGGTTCAAATGCATCTGAAGATAATGCTAGAATACAATGGAGTGGATTAGCTGTTCAATCTGGAGAAAATGATTGTTTTATATTATCAATGTATATTCAAGATGATGCTGATGGTTTTGATAAATTAGAAAGTATTGCTATAACAATTACTCCATCTAGTGGAGGTAGTGTTATTTGGAGATTTAGCAAGCAACAATTAAAACCTGATATGTGGAATTTACTAGTTTGTGCATCAGATAATATTAGTCAAGGTAGTGATAATTTTCCATTTTCAAGTGATGTTCAAGCAATAAGTTTACTTGTTTATGACAATGCATCATCTGGTGGAGCTGCTCATAAAATGGATTATTATATAAGTGCAGTCGTATTAGCGACTTTTCAATCTCTTACTGCTTTTACTCCAACTAGTTATGAATTTCATCATACATATGTATATGATGTAGAAAATAAACAGGAATCATTACCATTTAAATTTAATAATATTAGTAGTGATGGAACACCTGATGATGTTAATGCTATTAATGTAGTAGGTTCGTCTGTATTATTTAATTTTGATACATATATATGTAGTCATAATACAGATGCAAGCGCATATGGTTTAAATAAAAGAATAAGTGGTTCTAGATTATATTACAAAAAAGAAGAGAATGATAATTACTTTCTTATTGGTGAATTAGATTTTGTTGATAAAGGATTTAAATTTTTACCAGAAGCAGATACTCTTTCATATACAATGACTAATACAACAGATACTACTGCTCCAATATTAAGTAAAACTGCCTTAATAAAAGCAATATCTCCAGAAACTGCAAATACAATAGATACATTTAAAACTATAAATGGTTTTTCTACAGAAGTAAAATCATTAGATGCTAAATATAAAACTGCTGTAGTACATGGTAGAAGAGTATATATAGGTAATATTAAAAGACCTGATGGTAAAACACATCCTGATAGAATTATTAAAAGTCAGGTAAATAGATTTGATACATTTCCAGAAGGAATGGGTTCAGTAGATGTAGTAATAAGAGATGGAGAAAGTATTGTTAAATTAGAAGCATATGCAGATAGAATACTTCAATTCAAACAACATAGTTTATATATAATTAATGTTTCAGAAAGTGTAGACTTTTTAGAAGATACATTTAGAAATAAAGGATGCGCATTTGATTATCATGTTGTAAGAACAGATATGGGAGTTGCTTGGTTTAATGACCATGGTTGTTATTTATATAATGGTAGAAACGTAATAGACTTACTTGAAAAACAAAAAATTAGGTCTATAAGTGAAGAAGATTGGTCTTTATTTGTAAAATATGGAACTGATGATTTAGATATGAGTAGTGCAATGATAGGATATGTTCCTAAAAAGAAACACCTAATAATTAAAAATGAAAACAATGATATATATTTATATGATTTTGTTTTACAAGCATGGACAACTGGAATTGGAAAAATAACAGAATCAACGGCAATGACAAACTTTGCATTAGATGGAGACCAAAATTTATTTTATATAGACAACACAACAACTGTTAGAAAAACTTGGCAAACATCTGCTCAATCATCAACTGGGTTTGAATACATAACTTCAGACATTGATTTTGGACAACCAGCTGTAAGAAAAAAAGTTTATAAAGTATATGTAACTTATAAATCAGGAGCTACAACTAATGTGCAAGTTGATTATGATGTTAATGGAGGAACTACATTTCCATATGATTTTGCTAATGGTGATAATTTTACAAGTAATGAATTAGCAAACGCTAGTGGTTGGCAAGTAGCTGAATTAAAACCAGACAATTCAACTGAATCTAATAATATAAAATCTTTTCAATTAAGATTTGCAACAGATGGAACTGTACCATCTGGATTTGAAATAAATGATATAACAATTGTATATAGATTAAAGAATGTTAAGTAATGGGATTAACTAGAGAAGAACGACAATTACTACATCAAAAGTCTAAACAACCTACATTTGGTAGTGGTAAACCTGATAGCAATCAAGGTAATGAAGGTGACATAGCATATAGACAAGTAGAAGATTCTGGATTAGTTCAGTATGTAAAACAGAATGGAAGTTGGGTAGCAGTAGGTTCACAAGGTGATATGCCTGAAACTAGAGATGTAACTAGGACTGTATCTAGTGGAGGTGGAGGAGTAG